TTTGTAAACCTAAATCTTTTTGTCCTTTTGGTAAAGCATCATTACATGTATCTATATTAATCATGTAAGGCTCTCCGGTCTCTGCTCTAGCATTTATAATTTGCCACCACAAATCTCTAGCGTTGATAACCTTTACAGCCTCATTAGTTTTAGGGTCTATTAACCTCCAATCTTCATCATTTCTAACAGCTTCTAAAAATGCATTGGTTAAATTAACACCATTGTGAAGATTTAAATTTTTTCTATTTATATCTCCACCAGATTCTTTACGCATGTTTATAAACTCTTCTATCTCTGGATGAGATATGTCCATATATGCAGCATAAGAACCTCTTCTAGTAGTGCCTTGATTAAAGGCTAACATTTGAGAGTCTACGACATGCATGAATGGAATTGAGCCAGTTGAACGACTGCCATGAGTAGTAGGTATGCCATTGCTCCTAACATCGCCCCAAAATCCACCGATACCTCCACCCGAACTAGCCAACCATATATTTTCATCGAAGTGAGCAGATAAACCATCCCTGCTGTCAGGTACATAATTAAGAAAGCAAGAGATAGGTAGCCCACGAGTTGTTCCCCCGTTACTAAGTATAGGAGTGCTAAACATGAACCACCTGTTGGAACTGTAGTTATAAAGTCTCTGAGCCAATTCATAATTTGTTTCTCCTTTATATGTTGCTCCAAATACTGAAGCTCTTGCAAAAGCCTCTTGAGCATGTGTTTCATCATCCCAAAAATACCTATCCTTTAATGTGTCAATACTAAATTTATCAAACTGTTTTTCTCTATCATAATCTATAACAATACCTAAATAAGGTTTCTTTCCTATTTTATCTTCCATTTACTCCCCTTGCAAGTTCCCTTTTAATTTTTTTTCATACCATTCTGATTTATTAATGTCTTCTAATCCATTCTTGTATCTAAATCTCCATCTATATTTAAATGAGTTACCTCTTAAATAACCAATAAATTCTTCCGGACTAAGCATAGCCTCTATAGCATCAATACATTCTATATCGCCTTGATTATAATGTGGTGGATGATTTACTAAATCTTTTTTTTTACTCACGAAAGTTCCTCAACATTTATGTCCGGATTTCTTTTTATTTGTTTGTAAAACCACCTTAAACTATAAGCACTTAACATAAATTTATTATTAGCAAAGATATGTGTCTGCTCTGGTAAAAATTCATCTAAATTTTTTATATTTATTTTAGATTTATCTTCGCCATCTGGTGTCATAGTTCTTAACCAAGCTATAAGTAAATGTTCTGCCTTCCTTCTTAACTGTTTAGACTTCTTGCCATTCATAGTTTTTTACCAGTTGCCAATACTTCAATATACTATTAAACATTTCTTTATGTTTTTCATGTGATTCTTCATCCCATATATGACATAGAACTAAACTTGTATCTGCTCTATCAACAAAGATAGATATTCTTGTAGGATTATCTATGTAACAACCTTGAGCATAAGCAGAAAGTTGCATACCATGTTCATCATAAACTAATTTAGCAGGGTCTTTACCTTTTAAGTTATCTTTAGTTTTAAAATCTACAAAGATACCAGACTTAGAATATAAATCTATCTTCCCACCATAACCTTGATTAGCACAAAAAGAATCTTCTGCTATCCAATCTTCATTAGGAAAGTTATCATCTAACCATGCTTGTATAATCTGATAAGGTTTAGATTTACCCTTACCAGCAAACCCTTTTTCTATTTGGGCATGTATTTTAGTCCCTTCTTTTGCAGCCTTAGAACCAATCTGTTTAGCATCAGCCTTACATCTATACACAAAAGAATCCATAGACTCTTCATCTCCTATGTCTAAAGTGGCTGCCGATTTTATAGCTTGAGTTATCTTCCAGTTTTCTAATGCAGGTTTTGCAACCATACCAAGAATGGTAGTAACTGAAGGAACAAGTCCTATGCTTTTAGCATCTCTTAATGTAGTATTTCTCTCTTTCCCATTAGCACCTATGATGGTGTACATGGGTTCTCCCTCAAGAGAATACCAATGTCCGGATTCGGATGTAAACTTATTATACTTGTCTAATTGAGTTTTGTCAAGAGCTTTAGTCATTTTTTAGGTCTTTAAATGTTTTATACACATCAGAGGTAAATAATTTTTGTATGCTGACTAACCATAACCTACTTGCATTATGGTCTCCACCACTTACAGACTTTTTAAAATCTAATTTATCCATTAGTTTTTTTAATTTAGGAACATCAAATACAAGGGTGCAAAAGATGTCATCTTTAATACAAAGATTATGAAACCAAAAGTCTGCTTCCGTTGTTATTATACCAGAAGGTTTACCATAAGACTCATACTCTATACAAATATTTCCTGTTTTCATCCATGTATCTCTTTCTGATTTAACTTCTATCTTCTTGTTTAAGAACATATCAATTATTTTTTCTTCTCTTATAGTGCCATACTGTAAATCAATATCAAACTTTTTTCTGTCTTTTTTAGTGGGTTTCACTCCAGTTACCTCCAACTTTATATTGACCAGTTAAATTACATCTCATATTAAATTGGTCTGTTACTTTTTCTATACACTCTACACCTACTCTACCAACACAATCAGCTTGAGATTCTTTTACTTCTAATTGCCATTCATCATGTATATTAGCTACAAATTTAGCATCAAATGTATTTAACTTAATTAACTCATATAAATTTATCATAGCTTGTTTCATAACTATCGCACCACTACCTTGTAATAAAGTATTAAGTGCAGAATGTTGACTGCGAACATGTATTCTTCTTCCATCAATCCCTTTTAAAAACCCTCTGTTAGAAGCTTGTTGTACTCTTTCTTTTAATTTTTTCAAAGCAGGTAAGTTTCTTAAAAACCTTTCTCTAAGTTGTTTACCTTTTTTTATGTCCCCATTTATTATTTTACCTATTTTAGCATCCCCTGCACCATAGACTAATGCATATATAAATGTTTTGGCTTGGTCTCTTGTTTGTAATCCTGCAAGTTTTTGATTAGTAGAATGTATATCTCCATTTACAACCTCTTCAATGTAATCAATATCATTCATATAATGTGCTAACATTCTAAGTTCAAGACCACTAGCATCTATACCAACTAATCTATATCCCTCTGGAACAGTCCAACAAGAACGACACTCTTTACCATAAGGACTATGTATGTTTGGAACTTGAGCCATATTAGGACCTCTATGTGTCATCCTTCCTGTAATTGTTCCATTAGGTATCACTCTTCCATGAACCCTATCATCTTTTAATTCATCAATCCATGATGATACTTGAGCTATTCTTTTTTGATATAATAGAAAGTCTGCTATAAGTTTAGCTTCTTTAATATGTTCAATCTTTTTAAGAGTTGCTTCATCAACAATAGGTTGTCCAGTAGGAGTAAATCTTTCTGGCATCCAACCAAAGTCAATGAGATATTCTCCTATTTGTTTACGACTACCTAAATTAAACTCTACTAACTTTTTACGCATAAAAACATTATGATTACCAGACATCAAAATATTCTCATACTCATCATCAGTAAGTCCTCTTTTACTTAGCTCACCATTTTTTTTTATGTAGGGTGTAACAGGTTTATCATCTACCCATTTAGGTTGAAATGTTTTTTGAACTTCATCTTCGACATCTGCCATCTTTTGTTTTAACTCTGCTAATAAAATCATAGCTTCTTTGTTGTTAAAAAAAAATCCGTTTTTTTCTTGCTCCAACATAATCTTTGCAGTTAAATGTTCTAAATCAAAAGACTGTTTACTAAACCCTTCTCCTTCTTTTAATAAATATTTATATACTGTTTCATTTAATATTACATCTTGCTCACAGTAATCTAGCATTTGTGGTGAGTAGTTTTCAAACTCTGGTTGCTCTTGTTTAGGACAGGATAATTTATATCCCCAAGTTTTAAGACTGTGTCCGTTTTCTCTTATTGGATTATACAATCTTGACATGACAAGAGTATCTATAATCTTACCGGTATAATTAAAGTTATGTAATTTTTTTAAGACAGGTAAATCAAAACCAATTATGTTATGACCTATCAAAGAATCGGCTTGTAATAAAAAAGCAAGACCATTTTCTATTTCGTTTGGACTAAACTTATAAACATCTCCATCTACCTCTTTGGCAACAATGCACCATACTCTTGATGCATCTAAGTCATCTGTTTCTATATCAAATATTATTTCAGAAATCTTCTGCATGAAATGTCTCTTCCTCCGATACCTCGTGTAATCTACCCGTATCAATATTATATTTTAAACTACATGCCATGCCTGTGTCTCCAGTATATCGTGATTTTAATACTCTAACTTTTGTTATGTTAGCTTCTTCCGGATTATCTGCTTGTTGATTTCTTTCTAATGCAATAACACAATCGGACAACTGTGCTATTCCTTGTGAACCTTTAAGATGAGAAAGGGACACTTGTATACCTTTTTCATGTCCTCTGTCTCCCTGTGCTCTACGCAAGTGTGATACTAAAATCATACCTACACCTGTTTCTTCTACTAAACTTCTTAATCTGTTCATAAGCATATCAATACCTCTTCTTTCATCTCCTTCTGTTAGAACATTTACAAGCATGTGTAAATGGTCAACAACAACCCAATCACATTCACATCCAACAATAATATATCTTAGCTTAGAAAATATTTCATCTATATCTGTAGCTCCTAAGTGAGCATGTATGAACACTCTACCTTTTTGAATAGCTTTGTCAAATAATTCTTTAAGCTCATCCGTTGTATAGTTTTCTCTTTTTTCTGTTAAATATATTCTGTCGTTAGCTTCAATAGAAACAATACCATCTGCAGTCCGTAACCAGTTTTCTTCTAGTGCTATGATACCTACATTATCTTTGGTATTTTTAATAAGATGATGTTCAAGTTCTCTAGTTACACTAGACTTACCAAGTCCAGTCCCACCTGTAAGAGTAACAAGTTCTCCCTTACGCATACCATATAACTTTTTATTCAACCCCTCCCAAGGATAAGCAATACTTTGTTTTACTTCTCTATTTAACCAATCATCTTTTTTAGTAGACAAATCTAAAATACCGGAAGGTGTATAAGTTTTTGCTTCCCACCATGCTGTAGAAAACTCTTTAAATTTTTTCTTTGCTAACATTTCATTAGCATCTTTATATCCATTAGGTAAATTAATTATTTTAGCTTTACTAGGTTTAAGTATTCTTGCTACTTGTCTTGATGCTTCTATACCTGCTTTGTCATTATCAAAACAAAGAACAACATTATCAAAACTTTCAACAAACTCTATACTTTCTCTTATATCTTTGACTGCTGATGAAGCTCCTCGTTTGACAGATACAACACTAGACTTACCCTGCATAAGTTCATAGACTGCCATTGCATCACACTCTCCCTCAGTTATTGTAAGATATTTACCACCTTTATTTCTGTAAAGTTGTTCTCCAAACAATCCTGTCCCTTGAAATGTTCCATTACATGCAAAATTTTTATTATCTACAAACCTAGTTTTAGTGGCAACTATTTCACTACCATTGTGAAAAGGATATATGTGTTGTTTTATTTGACCATTGTGGTCTTTGATTACTTTAACTCCAAACTTTCTAGCTGTATCTTCAGATATATTCCTATCTGTTAAAGGTGCATAGATACCGGTATAAGAATTTAAGAAAGATGTTTCTGGTGGCTTCATGGGTACAATAGTATTATAATTTGTACTCATGTATTGTGGATTATTATAGTCTGGAAAAAATGTATTACAACTAAAACATTTTGCTGAACCATTTTCATTAAGAGAAACTGCATCACTACTATCACATTTAGGGCAAGGTAATTTGTGTTTAACAAATTTTGTATTCATTCTATCTCCTGTAAAAAATTGTGGCTAGTCACATGGTGGTTTAGTTCTTATTTGTGTTTCATACTTAACCTTATCTCTTGTCTACTCTAATTTAATAGAGGGTAAGGATTTTACAAAGTCGCACTTCCTAGCCACTTGCTAGTTTATTTAAAGGTTCTAGCAAACCTCGTTTTATGAGGTTAGGAGTCCTCTTCTGTGGAAGATTCATCCTCGGTCATTCCCTCATCAGGAGCAACTTCTTCTGTAGGTCCACCATCTTCTGTAGGTGTCTCCACCAGTTTACTTGTAGGTGTTTCTACTACAGCTTCATCTCTGTTTTGTAACAATAAGGTTAAATTATTTCTATGTGTAGCACTACTAAACTGTAATGCTTCAGATACTACACTTAATGTTGATACTTTATTTATAATTACATTTGCCTCCATTTGGATATTATCATCAGTAATATTATTAGTATCCCAAGTAGTAGTTGTTCCATCATCTTTAGTTATTGTTATTATCATTTAAAATTCCTCGTTGTCATCAAAAAATTCAGAGCCATCCTCTGCTTTGTATTCTACTAACTCTATCACTTGAACACCTTGTAGGTCAAGACTTTTACCAGATTTACCGGCATATTCCCAGTCATATTCACTACATTGCACTCTTACTTTAGAGCCATTACCTACTGCAACATTTATGTCTTGCTTGTTTACATCAAGTAATCTAGGTGCATTCCTAACCATACCATTAGGACCATTGACTTTTCTCTTGATTACTAAAGCCGGACCTTCATCCATTTTTTTTATAGTGTGTCCTCGACCTGCAAAGTCATCAGCAACACTTTGTTCTACTACTAAATTAATAGTATAAACAGGTTCAAAAGTGGTATTGGGTGTCTTAATACTAGCCCAATATCCAGTTCCTTCTACTATCATATTAACCTCCTATGATATTAAGTTGTTAAGTGAGAGTTGTGAGCCAACTACTCTCAGAGTTGTGGTCAAACCAAACCTACATCAACATGGAGATAGAGGGCTTGTTGGTTGCTCTTAATTTAATTGTAACATTAATTA